TAATAATACTTTTTTTTATTTTTATTTCTTACTGTATTACTCTATTACTATTGTATTGTTTCTCTTATTGATATCTCTATTGTTATTACTTATGATACTAATGATAGACATATGGAGGTTTATTTATAGGGGTTTATTTACACCTTCCAAGAAATAGTCGGACGGGTATTACCTTCACCATTCCAATGTATTGTACAACCACACTCCTCAATAATAGGAATGATAGCAGTTAAATTCGCTATACCTTCTTTACTACCATCGAAACAGAATGTGCTATTGTCTTGTTCTTCAGGTGAGAAGGTTGCGGCATAATCATCCTTCTGACAGTCCTGTTCGTGGTTAAATAACACCTTACTATAATCAAGGTCATTGTATTCTATAATGTTACCGTCTTTGTCTTCTAGAATCAAGTATCCGTCTTCATCATACTGAGCATCAAAGCAATACGGAAGACTCTCCCAAGCACACGTTTGACAACACAATTCTGCCCATCCAACATACCAACCTTCTTCTGTTAATCTCTCTTGTAACTTTCTAAATCCGTTCATTTCAAGCATATATTATTTCTTATCTTCTATATCAATTCAAGTTATGTGCGTGATACTTGTCTTCCATATGACAGTTGAAACATAGGATGCGACACTTACGCCACTCATCGATCATAACCTTCAATGGGATGTCGGGGTGAGTTAAGTGAAACATACCACCCGCTTTCATGCCAACCAAACCAGAACCATTTTTTACGATTGGGTGTTTGGTGGATGGGTCAATGTGGTCGAATGTAAGTACGCGAGGATTATTTCTGTATCCACATCGCTCACAACCACAAGCAAGTTTATACTTGCTCTGCCAGTATTGTCTACGGGTACGTTTCCATTTTTTTGTTCCTGTCTTCATCTTCTATTCTCTTCTTAATAATTTTAATGAAAGGTGTCATATCAGTTTTGTGCGTGAAGATGATTTTACCTGACAGGTGTGAGTTGACTATCAGTGAGACATCGTTACCATCTTCTATGATTTCTGTTGTTATTGAGAATTTCTTGCTGAGTGCATTGACTATTTGATTCTCTATGATAGACATGGGCAATACTCCTATGGGGTAAGAGTATTTAGTATTGTTGGGTGGCAACAGTTTTACTCAACTCAAATCGACTCAACTCACTCAGGTCTTCATTCGTAATTCCGACTGTGCTGACAAGAACAGTCGTACTTCCACTCCTTCGAACATTGGCATAAACTTCCGATCCGGTGATAGGATGTGTGCGAATGCCTCCAGTCTGCTTCAACCAAAGTGGTCGCATGGCACTACCTTTTCCTGGGTCTGAGGGACTGTCATCATATTCCCACAGTGCATTATTTAATACTGGTATCCATGTCATCGGTTTCTCCTCAAGTGATGCTGACCTCGGCATCTGTCTTTATAACAACCCTTGCACCACAAGGTAAGAGGGTGCTATCGTTTCCACCATAGATGACTTCACTCTCACCGTGTATCTTGACTGAGTGACCATAGGTATTGGTGCTACCTTGCTTCACTGTCAACACTGGTTCGTTAGTGCCGTTCTTCAGGTTAGCACGAATCTTATGCATGTTGACATGAATGAATTTTGTTTTTGTTCTTTTGCTCATCTGTATTGAAATTTCCGCATTGCTTTTTCGTATTGCTCCATTGCTATCGTTGAATCACTATCTGTATTGCGAGACATGAAGTGGAGGCGTATTAGATACTTGCGGATTACTGCAATGACTGTGAAGACTCCGGTCATGAAAAGCGTAAGTTCAAGTGCGCCCATTTCAAGGTAAAGTCCTAATGCTAATAGTGCGTAGTTCATTGGCAGATTGATCAACAGACCTGCCCCTGTATCAACAACACTCTCTTTCAGTGCTGCTATTTTTTGTGTGTTCATAACGTTCTTTCTTACTTTTCCTTTCTTTCTTCGGGGTTGTGTTTTAGTATTTCTAGTTCATCAAATTCCTTTTCCAAATACATGATGAAGTGTTCTAGTGACCATAGCAGTATGAATGGTATTAGTAATAGGGCGACCAATATTCCAACCGCAAACATCAATACACCAATCGCTGCAAAGATGACAGTCTGTATTGTGGTGACGATTATCCGTGTTGGATACTTGGCGTTCTTGACTGCTATCGCTTTCTCACGCAGTGACAACCACGCGAGTCTTCCAATCCATGCTGTCTTACTCATAGTGCTGCCTCTAATACCATTAGTATCCTGTATGATATCACCATTTGATATAGCATGAATACCCCTATTACAAAGTATCCCCAATCAGGTAAGTCTTTCATCAATATTGATCCACTGGAATGAATGTACATTCCTTCTGTTGTTTTTTCTTCTCTTGATAACGCTTCTTAGCGTATTCATTCGCCTTTTCACGATTCTCTTCACGGTACTTCTTTTTCTTCTCTAGTATCTCTTCACGATTCTTTTCCCTATACCTATCGCTATACTTCCTTTGATACTCTACTATCTTTTCACGATTCTCTTGTCGATACTTCTTTGTCGACTCTCGCAACCTTTCAACATTCTCTAGAGAATGCTTCTTTCTCGCCTCTCGCAACCTTTCAACATTCTCTGTCTTATACTTCTTTTTTCGCATCGCCTCGTATTCGGGAGTCCCTGCCAATCCATGCTTCCAGTTCGGATTATTCTTACCATACATTGGTAGTGGTGGGAATTGGATAATAACATTATAATACTTATTCCAACACTTCTCCTTCCTATTTTTAAGAAGGTCAGATTCCAACTGCATCATCTCATCTCGCGTACCATAGGCAAGGATGCGTCTACGGAATCCTTTGGGTGCAATCTTAAACGATTCCATAATAGATGATGTATGGGTGTAACCATCATCAGGTGTGCCTTTGTGATAACCGATATAGTACATACTATTCTTGGAATCATACCACATATAAACGAATGCTTCACTCATCCAAAATCCAATGTTGCTATGTGTGATTCTCTATCATAGTTAGACAACAGCAACTCTTGTCTCTGCTTCTGGTCTTTGCGATAGTTCTTGCCTGAGTGCATCGTATATGTTAAGTCCCACGATTCAGGATACCATTGCTTCCATAGTTCTATCAGTTCAGGATTAGAGTCATAGGTGACTAGCATCGATGCTGCTGATTTTTCACAATCCTCAAAAAACTTGAGGTGATTAAAACCTTTATGCATTTCACCGTTTTTACCATACAGGATAGATTTTCCGTCCTTGCCTACCTTGTCATAGGGTGGGTCAAGAAAGACCAGTGTGCGGTCATCAGGAGCGTCTAGGAGGGTGCTATAGTCCTGATTAGTAATCTTCCAATCCTTGATGTGGTGACCATATGCTTCCAACTTGGTGCATTGCAACATGCTGAAGTTTGACACACATGCTTGCTTTGATAATGTGCCTGACTCACTGAGTCCAGAGAATGACATCTTGTTAAGACACCACCACGCAACACCAATATCGTGTATGGTGTGCCACTCAAACTCTTTCAATACTTTCTTACACTCTGCGAAAAGTGAGCGGTGTCCCTCTTCGAGATCATACCCAGCAAGGATTTTCTTGTCTATTACTTCTTGAGCAAATGCCTTCGGGTCTGCTTGCAGTGCAGTCCAGAAGCAATAGAGATTGTAATACTTGTCGTTGATCCAGACAGGAACATCGGGATGTGCTTGTGAGAAGGCAAATGCCATACTGCATCCACCCGCAAATGGTTCACGATACTCTGTGATGCCATCGGGGAACTTGGGCATGAGGAACTTTGTTGCTCTTGACTTGCCGCCTGGGTATCGTATTGGTGTGACTAATTTTCTATTCATGTACACTATTATAAGGGTTCAGGATGAGATGTCAAGTTAAACATGGTCTTCGTCAATTTCTTGACTGCATGTCGGGCATCTCAACTTGCCGTTATGTAATTCTGAAAATCCTTTGAGGTGTTTGCATTGCAGTCTGTACCACCAAGTGTAAACCGCATTAAAGTAATAACTTAGATATTCTATCATTTGGGTAATCCCTTTTCTTCGCACTCTTTTGAGTGATAGAGCGTATCAACATTGACGCGCTCATTATTTATGTTGTCCTTACGCATGAGTGACTTGCACCCCAAGCACTTAGCAACATTGTCTGGGTTGAGGAAGCACAACTCACCGTGTGCAGCAGGATAGTCGCATCCACAGTATCGGCATTTAGGCATCGTTATTCACCACCAATTTCAATACGGGTCTTTCTGGTTCACCAATGGATTCATCACAGAAAACGTCATCAGTAAACATTTCACTCATTGATTCAAACTCCGACCACACAGTTTCAAAAGTTGAGGAATAAAGGTCAATGCTTTCTTGATACAACGTGTCCTTTATTTCCAAAGAGTCATGAATCCAATCCAAGTGAAGGTCGTCAGTAATAAACCCCTCGGTCATCTTCACAGACATAGCAACCATCTGTGCAAGTAGGAATGGGATGTTGGGTGTGTCGTAGAAATTGCTCAATGAGTGACTACTGATATGCTCACCGTATTCACCATCATTCAAAGTCATCGCAGTAGCAATCAACCTGTAACCTCTTCGGTTGCCTTCCTTTTCGCCTGATTGATATGACATGATACTGAGATAATATGAGACATTCATATCCTTACTAGAATAAACTAGCGACTCTATCAGGTCAGTATACTCTTCCTTTTTCCAATGTTTGATTATGCTCATTCAACTTCCGTGTAAATGTTGGTCAGAATTTGTCTAAACTCTTCTATCTTTTGTCCACGCTTCGGCCAATAAATATAATCTCTGGTATCAGCGTCTTTCTCTAAATTTGTAAGAAGTGGCAAGATGGTATTGTATAGTTTCTCCAACTTCTTTAAGGCGACAGCATTAGTTGCTTTCACTCTCTCAATCTGGTTGAATAGAAGATCGGTCTCTTCTTGATGATCAGATTTAGACTGTTGAATGTAATCCAACTCTTCAACTGTTGTTGCTGTAAATCCAAAATCGAACGGATCATTGTTACTCATGCTAACTCCTATGCGCGGGTCTTAGGGAACACTTTTTGAACAGGTTCTGTGTCAAAGTCTTTGAACTCTCCACCACGGTCTAAACATGCACCCATAACTTCTGCTAACATTTCTTGGAAGTTTGTCAAATCAATGGTGGTGACGGAAGTTTCTGCATACATCTCATCCTTGTAGTGAAGGTGTTTGCCATTAATCATTTCGCTGATTAATTCTTTGTATACGAGGATACCAAAGGTGTAGAGGTCTGCTGATTCTAGCGCGACCAACTGACCTAACATTACTTGGGGACGGACATCGTTATCATCAACTATCCACACTGTATTGACTTCAACATTCTTTTCCTCTACATCGTTTGATGGAAACCAAGACAACACACCCAAGTACAAGTTGGTGCAGTTTTTCTCGTCATCCAGATATCCTATTACTATGGTCACCACATTCTTCTCATCGTTTGCAACCAACCACTCTTGCCCATCTAAGGTCTGGATTATAAATGGGACTGTTTGTAGCGTTGTAGTCGCGTTAGCATATAAGGCAGTACTGAGTATTAGTGCGGATGCTGCTGCGATAAACTTGTTCATATTTATAACTCTTTCTCGATTTCTTGTATACTATTATAAGGATTCGGGATGAGAAGTCAAGTCCTCATCTATCATCATCATTTTCTTTGCAACTATAATACCATACTGGGAGTGAAATGCAAGGGGTAAAACTTCAATGAAATCAATGACTTACGGAGGGGGAAGGGAGATATGGGGCATTTCTGCCCCATTTGGGGACTATTTGACCTTGATTAAGGTCAAAATCTGCATAACGATAGTAGGAACGATGAAGAACTGGGTTATATGTCCAATGACATATCCCCAATCTTTACCACCGAAAAATGGACTTTCCTTCAACATGAAATCTGGGAAGAGAACGCGCAAGTTTTCAACGTCCATGTTGGTGTATGAATGTGTCACTTGCATTAGACACCACCATAGGCGAACACCTGCTTCCCCTGGACCGTCCGTTGCTACATAAGATTTCTTTGCTATTTTTAGTCTTTCTTTATAGTCGCTCATAGTTATTATCCTTTAGAATGCTATGTTACTAGCGATTGATACGACTGGTTGAATCTGCATGAACTTGAAAATGTGAGCGGTGGATTGGAGCATGTAGTCAGTGACTTTAGCGAGAAACTTCTGCATCCACGCCTTGATTTTATCAAACACATTGCTTATCATACCTTCGTTCAAATTTGGATTGTTCTCCAGTGCATCAAACTCTTCGGTGAGTTTACCAACAATTAAACCAACAACAGACCAGTAACGATACTCTCCAGTCTTAGTCTCTTTACCGTCAACTTTCTTTTTGACTGATGTAGTTTTGAATCGGACAGACAAGTCCATCTTTCCTGCAATCTTAGAGACATACGATTTATCAGTGACCTTATGTAGACTACAGTTTGTTCCATCAAAGTCGCATACAAGAAAGTGTGAACATGTTGCTGCACTGTTGCCAAACTTGACATCACCAGACATTGCTTCAAATGCGAATGCGTTAGCGAACTCTTTGTTGCTGCTAAAAAGTTTTCCCAACTCTTTCATCATATCTTTATGTGCTTTGTCTGCTGCCATTACCATCTTATCTTTACCCTTGGCAACTTCTTTTTTCAAGTTACCCTTGGCGACTGATGCTGGTGCAAGACCTTCGAGCATCTTTTCAATCTTCTTGACAACTGTGGGTGCAATGCTAGATTTAGTGGCAAGCAGTGCTGCGTTAAAGGTGGCAGTGGATTCGTTGCGACCTCCACTCATCAACTGTGCCTGACTACCAGACTTCAAACTGATTCGTGCCTTACCAATCATAAAATCAGTCTTCGGTGTTTTAGTAGACCCTGGAACTTTTCCTGGCCAGAACTCTGCCCACTCAGAAGAGACAGGATAGTTGGAGGCACCAAGAACTTTACCCTTACCACGCATGCCGTTCTTCTTCAAGAACTTGTCAACCTTGACACCTGCTTCCTTCTCGATATTGTGCTTGGCGTTGCCTTCAGGTTTACCATTCACAGCAGCAATGATAACTTCTTCCATTGACTCACCGCGAGAACGACCTTCCGATATTATTTCGCTGAACTCGTTAAACTTATGCATCGTTCTTTTTCCTAGTATTAGTTTATGTGTTTATTTATACTAGTCTGTCGTGCCATCCTCATAAGTTCCGCACCAACTGCAAGATTCTTCCTTGCCGACCATCAGGACACCATTGTATCGGCAGTTATGCTTCCACATATCCTTTGAACCTTGGTTAGATTCCCCAACTATCTCTAAGAGCATTTCGGGTTTCTTGTTATCTTCCATTGATTACCCCTAGATTACAATGCTGCTGGTTGCTTTCAACCAACCGTCTGCAACTTGCGGATGTGCTGGAATGACAGTCAGGATGCAAGACTTGTTGAACTCGCCTCGGTGCATACCTTGTGCGCCTGTCATGCTAATTCCTGGAGCAAATCCACCACCAGCATTATCATCACCGCCTGGAACAAACAATAATGGCGACTTTAGCATAATTGTCATATCGTTTTCACTTGCAACACGACCAACAATTTCTCCACACATAGTTACTAATGTAACAATCTCTTCTTCTCTTCCACTCATTTACTTTCTTCCTCGTTTATATCCGTTACCCTCGTATCGGGCAACCTCTGTTGCGGGAACTCGTATTGCTGCTCCCCTCTCCTTACGCATCCAAACTGTATTTGAATGCACATTTCCTTCTTTATCTTTCAATGCCCATTTCGGGGGATTCTTCTCCCACGCTGGTACATCGTCATCATTCTTCATCACATTTTAAAACCTTCGGTTGATATTCTTTTACCAGTTGCAGTATTATCAAACACTGGACCTGAGTCCTTCTGGTCTGGCACATCGTTTACCAACCCTATGTCTGCGTTCTCCACATTATATAGTCGCATCTTACTTCTGTCCACGCCCATCACAAACCTCTTGTTGTTGTTTGGGTCTGCATAACGATTCTTCAACTGCTTAACCATTACCTGATTGAGTGCAGTCAACTCATCATTCGCAATCAGTGCGAGCATCAAGTCAGCAGTTGCAGGAAGACCAAATGATTCTGATGTGTCTTCAAGTCCTGGGTCGCTGCTACCATAACCACTTCGGGTTGTCTGTGTTGCACTCATTATCGGGATGTTGTTCTCTACTGCAAGTCCACGCATCTCTTCTGCAATCGCCTTGATGTATGAGTAGGTGTTAACATTGCCACCGACCTTCATCCGTGAAGATGAACAGATATTTAGGTAATCAATAAAGACGATATCTGCGGTGAACTTCTTCTTCAACTTCAACTCATTCATCAGTGCGCGGAAATGACCACAGTGTGCCTGTGCTGTTGGATATTCCTTGATGATTAGTTTGCCGTGTGTCTTAGCAGCAATCTTATCAATCTTAGATGTGTAAACATCCTTCGACAAAGTCTGAATCATATCAATAGGTGTGTCCAACAGGTTAGCGTCAATGCGTTCTGCGATAGACTCTTCGGACATCTCCAAGGTTATGTAGAGGACGTTCTTACCAGCACTCATCGCTGCGGCAGCAGCGTGACACATGAACAGAGACTTACCCGCACCAGTGCCAGCGAGGATGATATTGAGTGACTTGTTTTTCAATCCACCCTTGGTGATAGTGTTGAGCATATCAATGTCAAAGGGTATGCGCTCTTCCACACGGTGGTAGAAGTCGTATCGCGACTCTGAACTTGTTAGGTAGTCATGACCCACATTGTTGTCAAACGTCACACCCAGTGCCTTAGAGAGTATGTCAGGCAGTGCTGTCTTGGTCAGTGTGTCATGCTTACCATCAATGATGCTGATAGACTCCAACACAGCATTAAACAACGCTCTGTCCTGACACCACTTCTCAGTGTTGACAAGCAACCACTCAAGGTCTGTCTCTTTGTCCTCGGTGAAGAGGTCGGGCAGTATTGCTACGCCTCTTTGATATGTCTCCTCAGTAAGACCAGACTCTTCGTCTTGCAATGAGATAAGAAAACTATCCTTGCTAGGTGGTTTGTTGTAGAGTGCAACATACTTGACAAACTGCTTGAACATGGTCTTATTGATAGCATCACTGAAATACGCTGGTTCCATAAATGGAACGACCTTACGCATAAACTCATCATTGGTGAAGAAACTACGCAACACCATAGTTTCCATATCAATATTCAATCCTTTCTCCTGTTTTTTTGGAGAAGTATTTATTAATTTTACGATTATCGAAGTCACGCATAATATGTTCTACCAAATCATTACAATAATCATTGTACTCTTTTTTCACAGTTTCATCAACATCCACCAATCTCATATCTTCTGGAATAAACAATGTCTCTATGTAATAGTCTATCCTCATATCATTTTCCAGAATTTCAATATCACTAATTCTAATGATAAAATCTTTATATACACCTTTCTTCAGAATAAGAGTCCAAGAAAAATCATCAGTTGATTCTGGGTCTCCTGTTATAATATAATCTTCACCTTCTTTCATCAGTAACCTCTACTATCTTTGCGTCTGCAAATTGCACAAAGTTGACGTATCCCGCATCTTCGCGGGACTTATACTCTGTGCGTTCAATGGCGAGCAGTGGAACTGTCTCGCCAACCTTATCAGCATACCAACGCATACCGTCACCACTGCTCGTAATTAGCAGTGCTTTCATTCTCCGACTAATTCCATCGCTGATAGGTCTACAAGTTCACCACCAATCTGGAATGCTTTTTTAGTAAACTCTTTGAAGTCTGTCTCATTGAAGATGGACTGCCAGAACTCTTCGGTCAGTGTGTCCTTCTCGCGCACCTTAGTGCCGATGACATCACCAGTGGATGTGTCCACTTTCTGATACCAACCGTTACTGGGTTTGACTACATAAGCACCCGCAAGTGCAACATCAAGCAGTCCAGAGTATGGTTCAATACCACCTTCCCATGTCACTGAGATAGGAATCTTAGACTTCTCTTTGACGAACCGTGACTTCTCAACATTGATGATGAAGTCGTACCCTTTGATTTCAGTGCCGACCTTCTGTTGTCTGCGACCAATGATCCACACGTTGTCTGCTGAATACATGATGCCTGTTCCACCGGACACGATGTCCTTTGGAAAGAGACCAATCTCTTTGTATGTGTGGTTGATGGCAAGCATCGGTATGCTCTTCATTGCAAGGTATGGTGTGACCATACGGAATAGACTCTTGAGTTGCTTGGCGCGAGTCATATCTGCAACAGACTTCTCGTTCATTGTGTCTTCAAGTTCTTTCTTAGATGCAAGGTTACCGATGGAGTCAATGACGATGATGACATCGTCCTTCTTATCAAGTGCTTCCAGTTGTGCAACGACATCAAACTTTAACTCTTCAACATTCATTACAGGTACATGTAAGACACGACCAGTGTCAATACCGAATGTGTCAAAGTATGCTTGAGGTGAACCAAACTCTGAATCGTAGAACAACATCACTGCGTCTTTCTTTTCTCGCATATATGCTGCTGCCATAAGCAGAGCAAACGATGTCTTAAAGTGCTTGGACTGCCCCGCCAGGACAGTAAGTCCTGGTGCTAGTCCACCATCAACATCACCACTCAAGGCAACGTTTATCATTGGGACACCTGTGTCTACTAGTGCGGATGCTGCATAGACTTTAGATTCATTCATAACGGCAGACTCTTTAATCTTGCTTGCCTTCATAAGTTTTTGCATTACTGACATATTACTTCTTTCCTTTATTACTCGATTTCAATACACTATTATAAGGATTTGGGGTGAGATTGCAAGTGCTTTCTCGTTTATTATGGGGCATCACTGCTTCGTCTTCGTTGGTAATCATCATCTGTTATCTTCCGGTGGTCACCATCATCCTCTTTCACAAATATCCCATCAACCATCTTACCCTTGCGGTATTTGATGTCATCATATGCAACCTCCAGACACTCACCAATCGTCAGGGAATTTCTCTCTGCGATATTGATAAGCACCACCATGATATCACCTATGTCATCACGGACATCATTATCCTTACATACGTTGTCGCTTAACTCACCGACTTCTTGGATGAGTTTACACACTTGGTCTTTGTCTGTTGCACCGTTGATGAGGTTTCTATCGTAGTGCCACGCGATTACATCCTCTATCAATTTGTTAATCATTTCTTATCTCCTATGTGTATGGGGCGCACTGAACCTTTCCTTAGAAGGTCGAGACCGCAATTAGCAGTTCCTTGAAACTGCTCGTTGTAAAATACTTTTGCTATGCCACTGGATATTATTAGTTTCGCACATTTAATACAGGGTGAGTGTGTTATGAACATCCAAGTGCCTTCGCTGCTTGAGGAACTCCTTGCCATCTTTGCGATTGCATTCTCTTCTGCATGTAAGACTGCTTCCTTGGTGCGTACTTCTCCGTTGCGTTTCTCTTCGCAGACGTTAGACATACCGCTCGGCATGCCGTTGTAACCCACTGATACGATAGCACCAGTTGAGGGATCAACGATGATTGCACCGACCTTCAGTCTCTTGGCAGTGGAACACTTAGCAAAGTTCTCTGCTGTTTCCATGTATGCATTACAAACTTCTTTCTTCATCTTCATAATCTATTCTCCCATGTAACTGTTACTGTATGCAAACTTCAATGCTCTTGCTGCTTCCACATCAAGTGGTCTTGACTCATACCAACCACCAGTCTCACCGTCAAGTTGTTTACACATCTCAACTATCTGGTTCTGTGTGATAGGGTACTTGTTCTTGACTGCGTTGCATGCTGTTGCAACCATTATCTTGTACATTAGTGCATACCAACCAGTGCTGCTTATCATCTTGTATTCTGTTGCCATACGTTTTGGGAAGAACGGACAATCGTGGTAGTTACTCCAAGACACATTGGTCTTATTCATTTGACCCATACGATGTTCAATAACTTGCTCACGGATAGCATCAGGGAGAGAGTCAAGGAATGAGTTACCTGTCTTGACAGTGTAAGGATGTTCACGCATCAGGGTGTCAACGTTGAGGTCATCTGTTCCAGTCTCATAAATCCAGTTGTCTGCATTCTCATACTGTGCTGGAATGTAGAACATACGAGACATGTCTTTAGTCTGCGCGTCCACCAGTTCGTTTAGGTGCTTGTTCAATGCATGCCAGAATCCTTTGACTTCGTCAGCATCAACATTGCGGTTGAGTCTAAACACTGCGCGGAACTTCACTTTCTCAACACTGCAACTGGCAGTGGAGTAGCATAGGTGATAGGTGTCGCCCAGTATTTTCTTCAACATCACCGCGACTTCTTCGCGTGTCATATCAACATCGTCAATATCCACGCATGCCCACTTACCCCAGTGTGTCACACTTCGGTTGGAACGAGTGGTTCCTTTCTCATACTGTGCGGGAGAGATGAGTGGTGCTTTACTCTTTGTGTTTGGTTTTTTAGATAAAGCAAAGAGGAGGTCACGAAAACTATCCCAAGAAACGAACTCCATCACCTTATCGGTTTTGTTATCGTATCTGGAATTGAACATCGTTAATGAAAATTTATTAATTGGCATATCTCTATTCATGTATACTATTATAAGGATTCAGGATGAGGTGTCAAGCAAAGAAATCCTCTAGGGAGATAGTGGGTTCGGGTTGCCAGTTGATAGCAGTGAGGATAGGATTGACTGGATTCATAAATGCTTTCTCAAACATCAGTTTGTGGTCAACATACTTGTGCAAGTCAAACTCTTCGGGTAGATAGTCTGGGAATGCTATCACGTTTTCCTTGATAGGATTCTTGGGATTGAGGTAGAGAAACTTTATCTTCTCTCCGTCTTTGATAGGCGTGTATTTGCGTTCAAGGTCTAATTCCTTCAACAATGCATTGTACAACAATGCGCCACGCACATGGATTGGTGTCCCCTTCATGTAGATAGTGTCGGGGTGCTTCCACTTCCCTATGTCGCTGACTCCGCGAGGGAATGCAATGTCATGGGGAGGGAGCGTGTTGAAGTGAGTCTTGAACATCGCTATTGCTTGTTGAGTCTTATCCTCTGTCCCGACAATAAGAATGTTGAACAGTCCCTTGAGTGCATCACGACACGATGCTGGTGTAGAAGACTTCACCGCCTCAATGCCCATGATCTTCAGTTTAGGTTTGGCATACTGCACACCCTCACTGTTCAGGACGTTGAGGATGTAGCGTTTCTTAGCAGTCCAGATTCCAGCATCAGCAATAACCTCACGACCCATCACCATCTTGTTTTCGTATGCGTCCATGTAGTATGCAAGTTCATTGTATGAATCTTCAATGAGTGGGATGAACTTCTCTTCAACGATTTGGTCAATGACCTTTGTTATCTTATCCCTCTCTGTCATGCCCATCTTCTCAACGAGAGGACCGAAGTTCATGTAGACCGAGTCAGTGTCAATTGCAATCACATAGTCTGTGCCTTCTGTTGATAGGACTTTGTTCATGTAGTCGTTGACTGCTTTCTCTGCCCACCGGATAGACAACTGACCTGACAGGGTGATTGCCTCTGCTATGCGGGGGTCATAGTATCTAAACCATTTGTTCGCAAATGAGCCGAAAAGTGCGTTCATCATAATCTTAATCGCCATCTGTGACGCATCAAGACTACTGAGTTCTTTACCATCAGTCTTCCCTTCCTCGGTCAACTGTGTGACTCTCAGCATCTCTTGCTTGATGACCTTTCGTTCGCTGTACAATCCGTCAATGATGCTGGGGATGACACCGCGAATATCTTTGCGGAAGTGAATACCGTTTGCTGCAATGGAATGGTCTGGTAAAATAGAGTCAGGTCGCCTATGTTCAAGGCAGTTGTCTACGTTGACATTGGCAGTGCGTCTGTCCACCACAGTCTCAGGTGATATGTTGTATTGCATCATCAAGTGAGGATACAGAGAGTTCAAGTCAAGACTGACCACCCAAGCATGCCGCCCAACTTGTGGTGCTTTGACATAACCACCAGCAATCTCGGTAAGTTCTCGGTCTACCTTTGGTGGCACAACTTTCTTCTGCAAACATAGTTCGCGATAGATGTATGTGTCCCACAACTGGGTGGTTCCAAATGCTTCTTGATAGTTGCACCCACCCTTGTATGCTATCATCATACAAAGATTCATCAGTTGAACTTTGTTATCTATCTTCTCAACAAGCAGGACATCTTTGATGTTGTAGTCAATGAACTTCTGGTAGTCTTCCTTGTAGAGTGTGTAGAGGTTGCCGTGTTCCTCATAGGACAGTTTCTTCTCACCAAGAACCACGTTGGCAATGTTGTCAAGTTTGTATGACTCCTGCACACCGTAGATAAGGTTACCAAACTTCTGGAACAAGTCCCAGTAGTCTAGTGTCTCCACTCCAACCAGTTCAAAGACCTGCGACTGTCGCCCCATTCGCGTTACCGCTTTCTCTCGCACGATACCCCAAGGCGAAAACTTCTTCACCGACTCAGCACCTATCATCTTCTCAACTCGGTTGACCAGATAGGGGATGTCGAACATACGCACGTTCCATCCAGTCACCACATCAGGTGATGTGTCGCTGGCATTCCAGAACTGCAAGAACTTCAATAGCAAGTCAACCTCACCACCGCATTCAATGTAGACTATGTCACTGGGGTCCATGTCAAGTTTAGTTTTAGTTGGGTCGTATTTTCCACCTGCCTTGAGAGCCCAGACATAGACTGTCGGGAGTCCAAAGTATTTGAGTGCGATAGACTGAACCTCTCGCTCCGCTTTCTCTGGTTCTGGAAACCCATCGTCACTCGCGACTTCGATATCGATGTTCGCAACCTTAACGAGAGTTGGGTCATACTTGATTTCGTGAGGAAAATGCTCTTGGATGTATTGTGCGGCATAGTTGCTATTGCCTTGAACTTGTATGTGTTGAACGCCTTCATACCTCTTGAGGAACTGAGTCGCTTCTTTCATATCATCAAACTTTACAGGGTCAACAGGGCGACCTTCAAGGGTCTTCCACTCTGCGTTGGGGTTCTTTGATGTTACATACAATGTTGGTTTGAAGGGTTTTCTATATGTTACTCTTTCGCCATTCTCATAGCCACGATAACATATGCTGTTTGCTATTCTTGATACTTGTGTGTAAAACTTCAAGTAGTAACTCCATAATAATTAAAATAATGCTCCAGACCCCGACCTCTGTCTGTGAGATGCATGACACCATCGTGGTCATGCTCCGCGAATAACTATGCTGCTGTCAACAACGTTGTCAGGCAGAAACTAACCCATGATACCATCAGTAGGTTGGCGCATATTGTTCGCACATAAAAACATTTTGTGCATGGTACTTCGTTCATCACTCTCTCCGTGTTAATTAAGTTAACCCTTTCGGGACACCTTTATTTAGCACAGAGTGTTACCCGACTTGTTACTATTATACACATTTGAAGTAGAAAGTCAAGAGGTTTGAACTATTTTCGCACCGATATTGTATTTTTGACAGAGTTCCCATTCTTTCTTCTCTTTGAATGAGACAATCTTGATTTGCCGTAGAGGTGCTTTGTCAACACACTTAGAACTATCAACGATATTGATAAGTCCCCAGTCGCTTAACAACGTTGCAATGCTATTGCGCCTCTCTAGGTCGTTCGCTTCAAGGTTAGACTTCTTACCATCAAGGAGAAACAACTCCTTAAATGATAGTATGAAATAGCGACCTTGCTTATGCAGGATGTGGCAGGACTGGAACAACTTCTGTTCCTTGCGTGATGCCACTCCTATTCGTGTGAGGGTTTCTCGAACTTTGAGAAAGTCATCAGGTTCATTCAATGTGATTTCCAGCATGTCTGCGGGAGTCCACGATACCAAATTATCCATAATAGAGTTTTCCAATTCAGGTGAAATAATAATATAGTCATATTGACTAAAACTATTTAGCATTTTTCTTACTTCCACCTTTGGACAGATACGACTTCATATTTTTGATATCGTCATCAGTCAACAAGTCAATCACTGACTCTGCTTTCTGGTTACTGTAACCGTAGTACTCCTTCACTACTTCTATGTCACCTGGGATAACCTTCTTTGCCCACTTACTGAACCGCTTACGAGGTCGAATGCAACCACGCAAGAAGTCAAACTGTAGACGGTTGTCCAAGTGAGCATACTTGTTCATCTCATTGGCAAACAAGACTGTGTCCTGATAGTATGACAGACCTCGGTTGATAAGGAATGAATTGTATCCTTTCTCTTCCTCTTCGCCAATCATAATATCTACTTTGCTATGGGTGATACTTTTTACATATTCAAAGGGATTCATTAGTGTAACAACTTTGACGATTCGGGTGTAGACAACATTTTTTCTATGTCAGGGTATATGGGATAAACTAATTTAGTACCATAAACAGTCTCAAGGATTTCTAACTCATGTGCAGTAAACTTCATAAGGTCGACATCTACGACTTTTTGAATGTTATCGAACATATCCTTCAGTTTAGTTGCTATTATTACAGTCTGTTTTTCGTCCCAAGGGAAATCTTCTGCGTCATATTCATAATCACTCATCATCTTCACTCTTTTCATTATCTGTGGATTCCTTTTTGGAATCTTCAATCGCTTGCGCGTCTATCAACTCTCGTTTAACTCTTTGCTCTTCCACATGCTTAAAGACTTTCACAAGATATTCTACTACCTTCGGTTGGTGTTCTGGGTCAGGGCAGTTTGGAAACATCTCAGCAAACTTTTCAATGACTTTATCTTCAGTCATCGTCTGCTCCTATAAAAGCGAGTCCTTCTGGAAAGTCTGCAATGTCCACCTCTTCAACTATCCAACACTTCTGGTGTTCGTCCCACTCACCTTTGACCTCTTCCATTAAGGTAGCATCTTCAAATGCAACCCATCCGTCTTTGAGGTCTATCCGTCTAAGATGTGGTTCTATCCGTATCAGTTCCTCCATCTCTTGTACATAATCATCATGTTCCCATCCATCCTTTACATCCAGATGCACCATCTTGCGATACACTGTTGTCTCTGTGATTGAGAATGTTATTTTATCTTCACTCATTTTCTTCATTTCCATCCCATCTCACCATCATTGTTAAGAGCGCGAATACCAAGATACCGCATATCTTCTTCTTTCCAACGCTCTATTTGTTTGTCTCGCAAATAGTTCTCTTTAATGGCATCAGTGTGATCACACTCAATCTGGTATCGATACCAGTTATCTAAGACTTTATCTTCACTCATTGCCAGCACCCATGTTGTCAAGGAAGTTACACTGGGACATTATCTCAGTGAAACATGCAACGACATTCAGTTCGGCATCTGCCATGAAACTACCTTTGTAACTGTAGTCTGCAAGGATGAGGACAACCTGCGGTATGCTGTTGGGGTCAACTGAACCGTTCATCTGGTCGTAGATGCTGCGGAAGATAACCGTAGACTCTACATCCATATTGTTAGCAACCCAGACGCGCATCTTCTTAAAGTCTTTGCTCTTCAGGTATCCAAAGAGTTCGTCCGTGTTGCCACCGCTCACTTTGCCGATGACATCCAGAGACAGTGAACCGCCTTTGGAGTGACGTTGCAGTTCGTTCAAGACTCTGCGCCAGTCAGGTGCGTGACGCATAATCAATTCTGCGAGTTGCTCCATTGGATAATCGCTGATGCCTTCGTTCTTCAGTATCTCAACAGTTCGCTCCATAAAAGACTGACATAATGTTGCCATCTCTTTCTTGGTTGTGTTGAATTCAATGACACCACACCGTGAGTGTAGAGGTTCAATGATACGATTCTTGAAGTTACAAGTCAGGATGAAACGACAGTTTGCACTGAACTCTTCAATGAATCCGCGCAATGCAGGTTGAGTTGATTGTGCGTTTAGATAGTCTGCCTCGTCAAGTATGACAACTTTGTATCCACCAGATAGGGAGATGCTGGAGGCAAACTGTTTGATCTTACCACGCAGTGTGTCGATGTTACCCGACTCGGATGCGTTGATGATGATGTAGTCAAGAGATAGTTCTTCGCAGATTGCTCTAGCGACTGTAGTCTTACCAGTGCCAGCAGTTCCACTGAAGAGTAGGTTGGGGACTTCGCCAGTGTCTACTATCTCTTGGAAGGTTCCCTTCAGTGAGGGAGGGAGGATACATTCCTTGATGCTCTTGGGGCGATATCGTTCACACCAGAGTGCATTGGTTGTATCGTGTGTTATCGTTTCTGTCATAATAAAGGTGTTCCTATCAAATTGTGTTGGCTGGCGAGGCAGGGATCGAACCTGCGACCTAGTGATTAACAGTCACTCGCACTACCGCTGTGCTACTCGCCAATAGTCCTAATCTTCGTCTGCGCTTTGAAATTCTTCACACAGTTGTGCAAGTTGGACACATTGATCTCGCAGTTGACCGATAGCAGAGAGTTCTTCACCCTTGACTGCACCACGCTGACACATAGCATCGACTACTGAGATAGTAGTTCGGGCAACACGAAAACTTGAATCGTAGACTTCCTTCGCTTGTGCGAGAGGGATGCTCTTAGTGTTTTTATCTTGTGACATATTAATTATGCTCCGTAGGTTGATGATTTTTCAAGGGCGATGAAGTATGATACGTCAGACCCTTTGTTAGTAAACTTTGAGATGAGGCGACTTGATACTTCAACATCATAGTCCCCAGCAATCAACTTGAGATTGCTAATGTTCATCACAAAGGTGAATTCATTTGAGTCACAAGTTCCTGGAACTGTAATCTCATATGCGTTTGATGTTGAATCCGTATGGTCAACAACACAGATTTTGATACCGCCTCCGGTTGCGGTGATTGTCATCTTCTCATGACCAAGAGCAGACGCTGCCCTTCGAATGCGACCGAGTGTTACTTCGTCAAGGGTAAACTTCACTTCTGCTTCGGGCATTGGAATGTCCTTCGCGGGTGAGGTTAGAATACCCACATCACTGTAGAAGTATTTAATTTTAGAACGACCAGTTGCATCAGACACAGTAACAAAGTCATCACCAAAAGTTAGTTCTGGTGTGTCAACCAAAGAGAGAACATTCAAAAACTCATCAAGGTTATAGATACCAACAGTCTTATCGAAAGACTGGTCAAGTACTGCAACAGACATGACGTTCTTTGCTTCCGCAATAGTCTTGACTGTGTTTCCCTCATTAAGAATGACGTTTGGTTGGATGGTAGCAAAGTTCTTTAGAACTGCCATTGTTGTTTCAGTTAACTGCATAATATACTTCCTTTCTCGTTTAAAATAAAATTGATATTACTCAACTTGAATACACTATTATAAGGATTCGGAGTCAGATTGCAAGTGTTTTTCTCATTCTTTCTTCAACAACTTTGCAATACTCTTCGCTTATTTCGCTGCCTATCCAGTTTCTACTATTCTCTTCCGCGACAATAGCAGTTGTGCCACTTCCCATAAATGGATCGTAAACTAAATCGCCTTTGTTACTCCAACTAAGAATATGGTCTTCCACCAGTTTCTTTGGAAATGCTGCTGGATGTTTTACTCCATACTCAACACTATTTCCACCCCCAACAACATACTTAAATATGTTGCCGATTTTTACTTTGCCTGTAAGTGATACTTTTTTAGCGACACCCTTGTCACCATCTTTCCCCCTTGTAAAAGTTTTAGTTCTTTCAGTTCTCTTGTCATTCCACTTGTTTCTTCGTGCCGCCAGGATGGGGTTGAATGTTTTCGGTTTACCCTTACTCAATACGAACATGTATTCAAAGTGCTGATAGTATCTGTTACTACCTCCTACTGGTGGAGGATTATCTTTCTGGTAAATCATTGTATCATGCAAGTTGAATCCGCATTCCTTGAAGAATAATGCTTGTTTAAAACTTGTTCCAGTTTCACTACCATTGATTGTCGCATCTCCAACAATCCAAACAACTACTCCACCATCCTTAGTGACTCGGTAAAGTTCCTTTGCTATGCTTTGAAAATCAAAAGCATATCCGTTATAGTCCCTTAGATTATCGTATGGTGGAGAAGTGACAACTAGATCAACAGTTTTACTTAACAATCTGCCCATAGTTTCTAGGCAGGGTTCATTATACATCATTAACAATACTTCTGCTTCTCATATTTTGGTAAATCTCGCGCATGGTTCATTAAATCCAAAACCATTTCGGGAGTCATATCTTCTTGCACCTCTTTATGCAAATATCTTACAAATTTACCATCTGGGTCTATCAAGGCAGTCTCAGCATTTTTACAATCTGAGACATCGATCGCAGATATTTTCAAGGAATAGTTGTCACAATAGTTGTGTTCTCCAAACTGAACAGACACTGTGTATCCGTTCTCAAATGTCATTTGGAATCCTTTGTTTCCTCTTATGCTAAACATTTTCAGTCGCTATCTCATCTACTGGCGTTAGATTGGCAGTCTCATCCAGTTTGGTGTAGAGGTCAATGAAGGCAACCTTGGTCTCTTCATCGAATCGGTTGGTGCATTTTACTATCGCATCAAGTCGGTCACCAAAGATTGAGTAGCACTTGACAATATGCACAAGTCTGCGGGTTGAGATGATTTCGTCAACTCCACCGTCAGCAAAGGTCTTGCGGATGATGTCACCCCAGTCAATCAGTTTCTTGATAAACTCAGGGTCATCAACACCAATGTCATCAGCAAGTTTGTTGAGGATTTTAGTCTCAATGGCAGGTGATGGATATTCCTGCTCACAAGTTACTGGATACCGCTCAAGGAATGCTTCGTTGAGAACGTTAGTGCCGATAAAACGACCATCGTCAGAACCTTTACCTTTGGTATTGGCAGTTGCTATGATAGTAAAACCCTCTTTGGGTTCAACAAATTCACCAGTTTTCTTGATGAAGTATCCGCTACCCTCAAGGATAGATTGTAGGCACATAACCTTTGCTGGGTTAGCAAGGTCAATCTCGTCAGTCAATAGGACTGCGCCACGTTCCATCGCAGTGATGACTGGACCTTTGAAAAATTTGGTCTCGCCATTGACAAGTCGGAATCCACCGATGAGGTCATCTTCGTCAGTCTCCACTGTAAAGTTGACTCGGATGACTTCGCGTTTTAGTGCGGCACATGCCTGTTCAACCATCAGGGTTTTACCATTACCAGATAGACCAGTGACGAATACAGGATAGAACATATTAGATTTTACAATCTGCTTGACAGTTGCAAAGTTACCGAATGGCACGAACAATGGGTCTTTCTCAGGCACAAGATTTTCAGTAAATGCATTGGTCTGCATTGACAGTTGATCAACAACTACTGGCGCAGTCTCTTGAATATTTTTACTTACCGAAACTTTTACTTTTGGAGTTTTTTTGCTTTTCACTTTCACCTTCGGAGATTTGCTTGTGGTTGATTGTATTGTAGCAAAGTCACCAATAGGAGGAAAGTGATATTCACCATGCCCGATTTTATTATCAGGATGGATGACTTTGAATGTAGTGGTGATGCCATTTTTATTGGCGACTTCCAAAACCTGCTTGCGAGTAATAGCAACAGACTTCGTGCCATACTTTTTCTTCAACAATACAACTAGTTTTTCTGCTTTGTTCATAATATATATCCTACTCAATTTAAAGTGTGTTTCTCAATTCTTACAACTATTATACTCTATTTGGGGTCAAATGCAACCCCTAAAACCCTATACAAATCAAAGGGTTATGACCTCTGCACTCATTACTAACATGCAATCATGGAATTTTACATATGCCTTTTTCTCAGCATCATACTCTCCGTGACCTTTAACACTTTCAATATGGGTATTGTTTTGAAAGTCTTTATAGACGACTTTGTATTCTAAGGGATGCATCTCTATGCTCCTGCTATTTCAAATCTGACTGAACCACTACCATCTTGAAGTCGGTCGTAGATTACTTCCACGAATCCCAACTCTGCAAAGTCGTATAATTCATCTCTGATCATCATAAGATTCTCGCTAGTAGTATCGATGTTTGCAAGAATTGCAATGTCGCGAGTAATGCTGGGTGCTTTGGCACTCTTGAGTGCTTTCAGGATACCGTATGCTGTTACTTCGTTTTTCATCTTTCTTCCTTCATTTCTCTAGTTGATGTAACCATTATACCCTAATGGGGGTCAAATGCAACCTCTAAAACTTCAATGGAATCAAGGACTTAGGGGTATGGATAGTTAGACCGCAACCGCTCACTAGGCGATTTTCTTCGCTAATTCAGTGAGCATCATGCGAGAATTCTTAGATGAATTCTGAGACTTAGAGAAGACGGTTCTCAATTTTGCCTTGGTCAGCGATCCTGATTTAACCTCTTCCATTTTGTTATCGTTGGTAGTTAGTGACTTGCTACCAATGATGAAAACTTCATCATACATTTTCGAATCTGTAATCTGAACCCATCCTTGTTTTTTGATAGACTCCCAGTCTTTGTCATCGGCAGACCAAGGGATACCGCGCAAGTTTGCACTAAGGTATCCAATGTTAGTTGATTTTTGTTGCTCAATACGCATGCCTATGAAGTTTCCTCCAACAGTCTCGCGATACATATTGAAAACCATTTCACTCTCATCAGTCATTCTTCCGTCTGCATTTTTCATCACTCGGTATGTTTTATTCGTGTGAGGATTGAGAATAGTGACTCGGTTTATTTTTTGACTGGGGAATGTGCCATTAGCATATGAACCAATTCTCATTGAGTTCCGTTTACCCGCTTCTCTTGCGCCCATAGTAACTGATTCGCCATCAGACAAGACAAAAGTATTCATCACTTCAATGTTATGCTTTTTACGGAATTTCATTGCTAGTGGTATTCCCAAAGCAATCGCCTGATTCAATGGTGTTCCACCAAGGTGAAACAAACGCGAATAGATATTTTCATATCGTAATCGGTATGGTCTTAGGTTAGGATCAAATGCCGCAAGTTTTTCAGCAGTTCCACGACTCGCATACTGACAGTATTGCGAAAGTAAAACCTTAGACATGGTGCTGACATCAACACTTTTCATAGTGTTACTGAATAATTCTAGCAAGACACACTGACTTCTCGTATTCGGTCCTAGTGTGTTAATTGTAGATTCACGGTGCTTATCTTCATCGCTGCATATGTCATCACGCAGACGATCAGTAAAACCGTAGACCTTGTATGGCACACCTATCTGCTTACAGAAATGTGCAAGTAAAATAGTTTGCTCTACAGTCTCATACATGTAGTTAGACATTGATCCAGACATATCAAGGTACATAATGAATCCGTGATTCTTGCCGTCTGCAACGACAGATACCTTGCGGAAAATGTCATCACTGATTCGGTAGTTGTTCATCTTGAGTGTATCAATGACACCAGTTTTTGAGACTGTAGTTCTAGCGTATGCTGTAGCAGACTTACGCATCTCAAATTCTTTGACCATGTGGTTGACAATTTTCTTGTTAGAAGACTGCCATGCCTTGTAAAGCAATCCACCAGTGTGTTGTATTGCTACCCATTGCTCAGGATTGTATCGCATGCGATGAATAGAACCCTCGGTTCCCTCTTCGTGTTCGAATGGATAAATTCCAATTCGTTTTGCACCGCTCAGTTCTGCAAATATTTGCTTGTGGGATACAACAAACTTTTCATAGTCGTCCATTGCGTCAAGGGTGAAGTTGTATGCTTCAACGTCATCGTCTTCGGTCATTTGCTGGTCGATATTATCGCGCAGTGCCTTGTCTGTTTTAGAAGATATGTCTGTTTTTGAACCCGATACTCCACCAAGGTCTCCACCGTCAGAAGCATCACCATCTTCGTCATCGTCAGAATCGTCTTCGTCAGAATCGTCTTCGTCAGAATCGTCTGACTCTTCGCCAGATTCACTAGACTCGCCACTTTCGCCAGACTCGCCACTTTCGCCAGACTCGCCATCATTCATTGCAGAAGATGCATCTTGGTCTTCAGTTTCTCCACCAGTATCTTCTTCTGCTTCATCTTCATCAGATTCTTGTTGCTGCTGCTCTTGTTTTTCTTCTTCTTTTTCAAGGCAGTATGCGTAGAGTTCTTCTGCGACTCGGACAACGTCATCCCAAGATTCTAAGGAATCCATTTTAGGAATAAATTGCATTTCGTCTTGATTGAATTCAATACCCGCAGACTTTCCACATTTGTAGTAAGTATTCAGTCGGTCGATAAGACCCATTTTATTGATAGCATCAATCGTGCCACCAAAAAAACCTTGCTCCAGCATTTCACGATATGAGACAATGAATGATCGCTTGAGTCCTGGATACTTGCGTAATACCAGTTTCTCAATACGCGCATCTTCCACAACATTTAAGTAAGTTCTGAATACAGGGTCATTTTCAACGACAGCATCGTGCCATCCCTCTTCTGGTGTGTAGAGTGCGTGACCGACTTCGTGACCTATCAAATGGTCTTCAGTGTATGGTGTAACATCTTTCCACATAGGCAAGGTAAGAACTCGCGTCTGGACATTGAAAGATGCCGTGGAAACTTTTGCCTGTATGACAGTGATGTTTTCAGTAGCAAGTAACTTTGCTATGATTTTACCTTTAGATTCTGTATTGTTCACTTGTTCCATAATATATCTCTATTTCTCAATTCTTACAACTATTATACCAGAGTGGGGGTCAAATGCAACCCCTAAAACTTCAATGAAATCAATGACTTAGGTTCTCATTGTCCTGATAGATGAGACTTTGCACCTTTTCTTGCACTATTTTCACCATAATTCGTTGTGCTTCCGCGCATGGATAGACTGCATATGGACTACATGTGTCCAATTCTGCGAGTTGATCAATGAACACCTGCTCTATTGCAATCTTCAATTCTGTGGACATATCTTCTTCCCTTCTTTATTCAATGACTTAGGCGTGACGTTCTGCAAACGTTTCCATCCACTCAGCGAGTAGACCTCGCGCCACGATGGGAGTGACGCACAGAATTTGCTCGGCAACTGGTGCAGCACCAAACATATTCATACTACCCTCTTCCCTAAGACGATCAAAGAGTGCATTCGCTGCATTTTGCATTGTAGACATAATCTTTTCTTCCTTCATTTCTTTATTCAATGTGACCATTATACTCTATCTGGGGTCAAATGCAACCCCTAAAACTTCAATGAAATCAAGGACTTACAGGTTTCCAACATATTCGTGGGCATAGCATACCCTGTTCTGGTGTTTCGTCATCAACTCTTTGCTATGCTTATTTGTTCCTGCTGTTTTGTAGTCCACACGATCCTGTTTATTATGACTGGTGGGTCTCCACTTTGAGGATGCTTCGCGATACTCTCCAAGTCGGGGGTGAGCGGTCTTACTAAAGTATCGTTTACCCTCTGAAGTGTAAATCTCACCCATAGCGTCAGACAGTCTCACTCCTATCCCCAAACCTTGGAAGTCGGGTAGGATAACAGTGCGGTGTCCTCGGTATCCATTTTTCACACTGCCTGATGGAAAAGAAATTACAGCAGAAAATCCGACAGGTTGCCCTCGCCACATTGCGAGCCAGCATCTTGCACTTTTATTGATGTCTCCTGAGAGATAGTGATGGTCGCGGAACATCGACCATGCGCTGACGGTGCAAGGAACGATTTCCACCTCAATGTCTGGTCGCCTAAGTAACCTCCGATTTTCAACGGACTGGGATACTGTATCATACACCCAGTCAGGTTCTAACCACTCAAGAATATCATAGTGGCATGTTGCAAACACCAGATTCTTGATGCCTTTCTTTGTCGCATACTTCTTGATAGCAACCGAACAAGACTTTGCTACGTTTCTGTCCACCACTGAAGTGAACTCATCGATGACTGCACCATCTTGTATCCTACGGGCAAGGTCAGCACGAAACTGTTCACCATTAGAAAGCACATGGTATGGTCGCATCCATGAAGGGATACTATTGAACCCTACTGATGACAACCTCTCTTCTGCATCGGTGGCATTCTCAAAGTGAGAACAAATTGCTTTGTCAGCATCCCAAACGATTGCTTGTTCTTTTCCAAACTGGTCGAGCAAGGTAGACTTGCCTGATCCAGACGGACCGACAATAACACCTATGCCCCACTCTTTACCCATCGTCATCTCTCGGTCAATGGGGCTGATCTCTGGAGGTTGAAAGGTGGTCGTGCCATCAAACTCGTAGTCAAACATTCGAGAGATTTCTGTGGTGATATCGTCTGGCGTTACTTTACTTGTTTTCATATTTTCCTTTGGGTTGGTCACTTTTCACCTTTGGGTTGGTCACTTTATCCTTTTTACCGAATGCTCTTTCCCATCGTTCTGCTTCTTCTTTCGCAGAGATAGTGGTTGGTCTTCGTTTGCTTCCTTTACTCATGATGTCCTCGCTGTTATGGAGACTGTGCCGTCAAACAGACCGTAGACAGTGTTCTTTGTAGTTATCGCAACTCCAGTAAAAATAATCTTCTCGCCAGCAAGCATCATCTCTTTCGCTAGCGATGTAAGGTCGTTGTATTGCTTCTTCTTTGGTTGATAAATCTTTTTCTTACTCACTGCCACCACCCTGCTATGTTTGTCATAATGAATATGCAAGTTACGAAATTGACAAGAACAATAGTTGTCCGTATGGCAGCAACTATGTCTGCATCACGGTCAGAGGTTCCCGTCTTCTCTCCAAGTGCCTTAGCCCAGAGGTTCCAAGCGTGTTTCACACTACCCATTCCTTTGCTGGAACTGAGACTAATCTTCGCGAGACAGGAAACCCATCTATCGCAATAGACCTTGGGCATACCTTAGACCACTCATCTGCGCGTTTCCAATCCATACCAGTTGTGTAATGGAGAGTCTGCCATGCACTATCACCGACACGCTCCTGCATCAAATAAATTACTTGTTTCATGGTGTCTCCTTACCTCTTATCTTACTAAAGTTCTTATCTTTGTAGAACTCTATCTTGGAATCAAACTTGCCATCCAACTCTTCACGCTTGTGTGAGATGATGAATACACTTGTATCGTCACCCAGTGTGTGGATGATTTTCAACAGGTTCTCAATTCCTGCCTCATCCAGAGATGAATCAAATGTCTCGTCCAACACCAACAGGTTAGTTGAAATACTATTCTTCATCTTCGCAATCTGTCGCCAAGTGAAAAGAAGTGCAAGGTCGATGCGCTGCTTCTCGCCTTCACTGAAAGAGTCATAGGTAAATGAGTCTCTGTGTCTGGAGCGGATGGTTTCGTTGAAGGAACCGTCAAGGTCAAAGTGAACATAGAAGTCAAGGATGGTGAGATACTGGTTGACCAGTTTGTTTATGACAGGAAGATACTGCTTGATTATCTTCGTCTTTATCCCTGTATCCTTTAACATTTCCCCAATGACTGCATTGTATGAGTGCTGGTCATTCAGTTTGTTGCGAGTTTCCATAAGCGCATGATACTCTTTCATCAAGGTATCGTAGTCATCGTTTGCTTTTGCAAGGTCAGAATGCTTATCCGAAAGTTTATCGTTATCACCGTTCATCTTATCAATATTTTTATTGAGTGTGGTTATGCTTTGCAGGTTGCCTTGCACATTCTGCAACATGGTGGCAACTTCACCCATCTTCTCTTGGAGACTAGTGATAGTTTCGGAAGTCTCGTCATACTCCTTCTCTACCATCTCAGAACCACTTTGCAGTTCACCTGCTTTACTCTGTGCTTCTGTGAGTTTAACCGTCTTTAGTTCTTCGTCAATGTCCTGATGACAGGTCGGGCAGTTCTCATTGTTCTCATAGAACTTCGCTTCCTTGACAAGCGCATTGATTTTAGTCTTAAACTCAGTCTTGTAAGAATGCAACTGCTGCAACTTCTCGGTCTTTGTGTTCAGTTGTGGGCGAAACAGTTCCTCAAGGTTTGCTGCTTGCTCCTGATAGACAGCATTCTTATTGACCAGTTCCTCTATCTCTTTCCTTGCCTCCTCAACAAAGGTGTCTTTCTCTTTCTTCGCATCGCTGTTTATCTTAGATATATCACGGAGATACTTTTTCTGTGCCTCAGTCTTAGTCTCATTGATTTCTATTGAGTGATATGCTTGGTTTATCTTTTCTTTCAAAGCACCAGACTGCTCCTTGAGTAGCGAGTTCATCTTAGAAAAGACATTGATATCCAATAGGTCTTCAATAACATCCCTGCGTTGAGGGGTGCCAAGTTGCATGAATGGAGTGAAGGAAGACGAACCAAGGATGACAACCTGATGAAAAGTCTTGTGACTTAACTTTAGGATGTTCTGCTCTAGTATCTTCTGATACTCTTTACTGTGAGAGTTCTGGTTCAGCAGAACTTTGTCTTTGTAGATTTCAAAGATTGCTGGTTTCAGTCCTCGTTTTACCTTGTATCCAGATGCTCCAACAGCAAAGACAATTTCAACCTCAGTGCCTTTGTTGTTAATGCTATTAACAAGTTGGGGTTTGTTGATGTTACGGTGTGACCTACCAAATAACCCAAAGGATATGGCATCCAGCATAGTAGACTTACCAGCACCATTGTCTCCAACGATGAGAGTGTGCCTATCTTTATTTAGATTGATAGTTGTCCAGTTGTCACCTGTACTAAGGAAGTTGCGATATCTTACACTCTGAAACTTAATCATTACGCGACTTCCATACTCTGTGCTTCTTTCATCAGTTCTGATAGTTCCATTTTAATACGGTCTTTGTTCAATAGGGTTTCTACATTATCGACATACTGGTTCAAAAGTTCGCTGGTGTCTTCAACCTCAAGTCCTTCATCATTCACATTGTCACTATTAAACTCAGAGAAATCTTCTTGAATTTTTAACTCATAGATATCTTTCTGCTGTATTCTATCAAGGAATCTGTCAAAGGTGAATGCATCAGTTTTGTTAATAACGACAACCTTTACAAATTTATTGTCTAGATATTCCAGAGCCATTGTATTATAATCATGCTTGGTATCATCATACCGTATGCGCTCAAACAAAGTGACGGGATTTCGAACTGGCAGTAGTTCCCTAGTATCCGTGTCGAGGATGTGAAAGAATTTATCATCGTGTGCATCATTCCAAAAGAACTCCATTTGTGAACCAAGGTAGTGTATGTTCTCTTGGTTTGATTTAGCGTGATAATGACCTGACATGACCAACTCAAATCGCTTGAGATTGTCAGAAGTCATTCCGTGTGTGCATGGGACACCGCGCATCATATCGAAACCGATAAGTTCAAAGTGTCCACCAATAACATCAGCAGGGCAATTCTTGAGGAAGGTTTGAATCTTCTCTTCATTGTCTTGACATATCCAAGGGACAAGTCCCATCTTCATACCATCATAGTCTAATACAGTTGGTTCTTCAACGATGTTCACTTCATTCATGTAGTGACCCAACAACTCTTTGAGCGAGTTCAGGTTGTTTGTATTTTTATAATAGGTGTCGTGGTTTCCTGGAATAATATCCATAGTGATATTATACTCTCGTAGTTTTTCAAGGAAATGTTTGCGGTTAGCATTCAGTGCTTTGAAATTAATGAACCTACGATTCTCGTAATAGTCGCCCAGATGAATAATATGCCTGATATCATTCTTTATTAGATATGGAAAAAACACATCTCTGTAAAAAGTTTCTTGATAGTTAATAAAAATATCACTGCTATTACGAATGCCGCAGTGAGTGTCGTTAAGTATGGCTAATCGCAAGTCTTATTCCTCAATAAAATCTGTAAGGTCGGAGTCGGTAGACTTCTTTTTGTTTGACAGTTTCTTCTTCTTATAATACTCAAACTTCTGATCTTTCTCTTTCACTTCGTCAATCCTTTGTCGTAAATTATCAACAAAGGACTGCACTGCCTTTGCCACTTCAGGGTCTTCATCAGGGTCTACCATAAATTCGTCAAGTGCAGACTCAGCAATATATTTAAGTTTGACATCTTGTTGCTTCTTCTCTTTAGCAATCCTTCGTAGGAAGGCGTACCATGCTATCTGCGTGAAGTAACCGAATGCGTTAGGTTTGCCCTTGCGTGTCGCTGCTTCAACATTATAGTTACCTATGGCGCGGAGACAGTTCTCTACAGCATCCATGACCATTTCATCACGATAGGTGTAGCGAACAAAGTTTGATTTGTGTGATAAACCTTCGCATATTTTCAATAGACAGTTTGCAATATAGTCTCCCACAACAGGAATTGGTTTTCCCTCTGATACTGCTTTTTGTGATGATTTTGCAAAATCTACAACTGCGTCACTGAAATCAGAGTTGTTGACATAGTGGGGTTTTTCGCGGGGTTTTAACTTCTTAGGTTCTACGGTTTTATCGGTCATACTTAAACTTCCTTATTACTCAATCTGGATACTCTATTATAAGCATTCAGACTAAGATGTCAAGGGAATTTTTTAATCTTCAGTGAGCAGTTGAATATTCTTTTTGGGAGTAAATGGAATAACATTAATATTATCTGTGCGTAGTTCAGTTTCCGCCTCATCTTCGGGTTCTACTTTATCTGCCATGTATTTGATGATTTCAGTCAGAGAATTAGCATACTGTTCAACCACGATTGGGGCAGGAGTGGTAACAGAAAGTATACTAACTGGATTAATAACACTCACCTTGTGCATATTATCGATATATGATATCCAAGGTTTTAGGACATAATATGACTTATTCTCTTCAACATCAAAGTCAGGATCATATGTGCGTCTGTCTATTTCTAGTATACAGTTCGCTTCCATTAATTCATCATCTTGCCAAAGTATTACATTGGCGAGGACTTCAGTACCGTTTGAAAATCTAATCTGTTGTATGTTAAATTCTTCTTCTTCTTCTCTCATAGTAACACCTTATGTATGTCAAAGTCGAATTGCTCTCTCTTATAAATCTTTATTCGTTCTGCCGAGTGATTAAGAGTGTAATTCTTCTTTGATTCCCATTGAAGATCATCTGCGATATCTATTAACTTTGTTTCTACTCCGTTATCCGACTTACGCAAACCACGACCAATTGATTGAAGCACCCTCACTTGAGACTTAGATGGAGAGGCGAAAATAATATTATGTAGGTTCTTAATATTTATACCTGTGGAGAACGTTCCCATAGAGGCAACGATGATTGCGCCATCACTTCCGTCTACGATTCCTCGTATCGCCTCACGGTCAGAGACATCTGTTCCACCATGCACATAGTAAGAGTTTTCATTCAACTTCTTGATAGAGTTGTATAGTCCCTCACCATGCTTTTCCACAAACTGAAACAACACCAGAGTATTGCCCTTCTGCGTCACCGCGAGGTTGCGTATTAGTTTATTGCGTCCTTCGTGTGTAACAAGGTAATCAACCTCCTCTTGGTAATTTAGTTTGCTAACAATCTGTCTGCTGAGTTCAGGATACTCCACCACAAGGATGTCAATCTTTAGTTTAGCAAGCGTACCACTGTCCTGAAGGTCGCGTGTGAAGGTTACTTGTTTAGTAGGGCCAAAGAGACCTTCCAATACCAACTTGTTTACCTGCGTCCCGTCAAGCGTCCCTGTGGTGCCAAAACGATAGGATGCGTTGGTGCATTTGTCCATAAGACTCGTAAGAGACTTTGCTTTGAATAGGTGACACTCATCTCCAAACACACACCCGAATTGTTCAAACCAAGGTTGCCCCAGTTTGTAGACAGACTGCCATGTGGTTATGATGACGCGCTTGTTTGTTATCTTATCCTTACCAGAATAAATGCGGTGGACTTCTTTCTCTGAATCAAACCCATAGTCAGCAAAGTCTTTATACATCTGCTCAACAAGGGATGTAGTGGGGACAACAATCAATACTTTGCTTTCGTATTCCTCAAGGAACCATCGCATAAGATTGTAGATAATAAACGACTTGCCCGAACCAGTGGGTGATAAAAGCACCGCTCGCTTTCGCTCAATCGCGTGAACAATCGCATCATATTGGTATGGGCGAGGTTCAAACGTAGACTTGTAAGATGCAATCTGTTTCACCATAACTTGATGGTCAACGGTATTCTTTGCGTTTGGCAATCCATAGGCAGACTTCTTGAGTGCCATATGATAGTGACGGTCTGCACAGAAACGACAGAGTTTTGCGTAGAGTCCAACATGCAATTCACAAGTCAGTGTATTGAATAACCGTATCTTCCCATCCCATTGCCCACGCTTAACAATAGGCATGAACTTTGCACCTGGAACATCAAAGCAGAAATAGTCAGATAGTTCTTGGCGAATATTAGGTTCGCAAAGAATCGCCATAGTTGAATGACTCTGCATTTGAATAGTTATTATATTGCTACTCATTTAGATTTTACTGCCCCCAGTGTCGCCAATCCCTTTCGTCATGTAGACCGCCTGTACTCTTAACACGAACCCATATGGAATTGGAGTTTAATTTAAACATGCCATTATACTTATAGGGTTGCGTAGAGGGTGTCCATGTGTGGGGTTCAATGTGACTGACGAACTCGTCCCCTGCTGTCCTTTCATACAAGAAATAGACTTTCCCTATGATGGGTTTGAATGACTTAATAGCAGAGTTGAGTCTTGTGGTAGTGACTGCCATGTCATAGAGTTCTTTTGCCTTCGCTTCAAACTCATTTTCTATTTCGGTTTTGCGTTCAACCAACCACTCGGATGCCATCACAACTTCGCTGTTCATCAAATTTGATGAGGGAACAGTCATCGCGGGGAATGATGGATGCGTTCCATATTCTAATAACGCTTTCTTTTTCATATTAAGAACCTGCCTCAAATTTCCTTGCTTCAATCATATTCTTTATCGTGGAATGTCGCCACTTGATGTTGTCCACTATCTCTTTAATTGCTTCTATCATTGTCTTGTAGTAATAGACCTTAGACTCGCTGTCAATGATTTCGGGGTCAGACTCAACATAGTATTTGAGGTCGCCCTTCATCACCTTCAGTCCATCAAATGGATCGTCTGCCCAATTGAGAAAACGTATTTCTTCTTGGGACATCTTACCATTGAACCACAACCACTTCTTTTTAAGCAGTACGTTCTGTTTGTCTTCGGTTCGTTTGAGAAGAAACTTTGCTTGTGTGAGATATCCCAGATACTTAGAATGTAGTTTGGGAGTGTTGCGGGACGCTTCATCTAGTTTATGCTCAATTTCACAGTCTTGAGACCATTGCCCAAGTATATCATCTAAATCCATATTGTCTCTTTAAGTTACTATTTCAAAATAAGAAAATCTAAATTCCGCATTAAAGGTGAGGAAGTCTACACCAGAGTTAGTTGCTTCCATAGAAACATCCCCTACACTTACAGGGATACAATCTACATATTTAAACTCTATATTCTTGTTGTTAGAGTTTGTTAGCGCGGTTATCACTATGTCGGAATAAGTTGCTGTAGGACTAGAACTCTGACTATAAGCATCACGCGCATTAACTTGTTTCGTGTTAACGAGTCTAAGCATCCAGTTGTACATTTCTATATAAGAATTGAAATCTTCATCGAGTAAAATATCCATAGTCAGAGAACCGTAAGTCATAGTATTTCCTGGCATCGGCACACTACCAATACGAGAGAAGGGAACTTCTACCGCACTGTTTGCCGCACCTGGGTGATTCACCCTCTGCACAAAGAAGCGCAAATTGGAGTAATTCTCTCGATCTATGACAACGTTAAACGATGTGGGTTGAAATAGATTAATATTTTCTGTTAAATTATTCAATGGTTTTCCTATTCATTACACACTATTATAAGCATTCAGAATGAGAATGCAAGCACTTTATTAACAGTCCCATGCCTTTCTTGACCAGTAGTTTGCTTTGGTCTTATCTTTACCACCACCTTTAATACCAGCAGACCTTGCACAATAGGATGATTTGTTGCTTTTCTGATCCTTTTTAATACTCATGTTCTTATCGCCAAAGTTCACTTTCTTGACGTTTCCAGTACTGGGGTCTTTAACAAACACTTTAGATTTTTTAACATCACCAGACATAGGTTTATTGAGGGCAACCGTATTTCCTATATAGGTCGCTTCACGAATTTCTTCGAAAGTTTTCATTAGTTTCCCCGATAGTTTATCTTTATTTATATGTTACTTTTATTTAGGCATAAAAAAAGGACAGTCATTGCAGACTGTCCCTAAAAGTGGTGGCTTTAGATGCCACTCTTTTTATAGTAGGTGAGTCTTGGAATATCCAAGACTCCTCTATTTTACCGATACACTATCTTATGTGAGGATGTTGTCCACACGGAAGATACGGTAGTATTGGTTAGTCTTCACAGCAGCAAGACCGTCAGCAGGAGTAGCACCAACATAAGGGTTGGATGCCATACCGTAACGAGTCTTGAATCCGATACGTGGTTGGAAGTCATTCTCGCCAACCGCACGAACCATTTGCAGAGGTACGTATGGGCAGTAGAAAACACCAGCGTCATATGGGTTAGAACCTTTGTAACCAACAGTTACATAGTCAGCAACGGCATAGGGGTCTATGTAGACCTTGATGCGACCGTTAAGGACACCAGCAAAAGTGTTGCCTGTATCGTCTACTTGCAGAGCAGTAGA